CGAACAGGGTGCTAAGTTTATTGAATGTATGCTTGCTTCTAAGTTCGATGATAAGAAGCATAAACAGTATCCGTATTTCTCTCAACCGAAGCTGGATGGTATTCGCTGTTTGATTAGCAAAAACGGTATGCAGTCACGTCAGGGTAAACCTATTACCTCTTGTCCGCATATTATGGAGGCGCTTGATCCGTTCTTCCAGGCATTCCCTGATGCTATTCTTGATGGCGAACTATACAATCATGATCTTCGTGATAACTTTGAAAAGATTGTATCGCTTGTTCGTAAGACTAAGCCGACGACTGCTGATTATATCGAAGCATCAAAGCTGGTTCAGTATCATGTTTATGATTGTGTGATGGATGAGCCGTTCATGGATCGTTTGAGTTTTATCAGCAAGCACTTCGGTACTTACAATTCGTTCGGTGACCGTTACTATCCTATCGTTCGTGCTGTTCAAACTCAGTTCATTAATGTCGAGCAAGACATCGAAAAAATGCTCGGAGAATATCTCGAAATGGGTTATGAAGGTCAGATACTCCGTGTTCCCAATTCTCCCTATGAAGGTAAGCGTTCAAAGAACCTTATCAAGCATAAAGAGTTTCAGGACGAAGAGTTTGTTATCGTCAATATTGAAGAAGGATTAGGTAACTGGGAAGGTTATGCTAAATCTGTTGAGATTCGTCTTGAAGATGGTACTACTCAGAACTCAGGCGTTCGTGGTAATCAAGAGTTTATGGAGCAGCTGCTAAAGGATAAAGAGCAGTATATCGGCACGGAAGTAACAGTTCGTTATCAGAATAAGACTGCTGATGGTAAGCTACGTTTTCCTGTCGTTGTTGCTTTCTGGAAAGGTAAAAGAAATCTGTAAATCTTACAAAAATAACAAGTTATGATATAAATAGATAACTTTTAACACACCAAGGAGGGTGTCATGATTAGAGTATCATATACAATCAAAACTATTGACGGACTGTTGGTTGATAAGACCCAGATCTTCAATACGCTCTCCGAGTTAACCAGTTATATGGCATATCTCAGAGCATCAGGACAGTTGGTAGGAAAGCCTACTCTATCATAAATAGTTTTGTCCTTCGTGGACAATCTATCGATAGGAGGTTATCATGTTCGAAGGTTATAAAACTTACCTAATCGCCATTCTTATGGCAGTTCTTCCAGTTGTATCTGAGAAGGTTGCAGGAATTGATTGGGTTACAGTTCTAACTGGTTGGGGTGTTCCCCAGACAATGGTAGTTCCACTAGCTGGCATTGTTGCCGCTGCAATCATGGCAGGAATGCGTAAGATTACAGAGATGACAACTGTTAAGACAGCTTTGGAAACACCACCACCAGCTGAATAAGATTGAGGGCGCTTCGTGCGCCCTTTTTCATTTCATTATAGAGGATAGTTATGTTACATTTTCCAGCATTTTGTATTGACAATTTTTATAACAATCCAGACGCTATTAGAGAATACGCTCTATCTCTGGATTTTAATAACATTGGGCCATGTCAGGGCAGACGAACCGCTCCGCTACACGAAATTAATCCAGAATTTTCCGATGTTTTTGCTAAACAGTTGCTATCTGTATTTTACGATATGGGTAGGAACGATGTTCAATGGATGATCAGATCTCATTTCCATTTACACAGAGTAACAGACAATTCTACGTTTGCTAAGAACACAGATCAAACGCTTCACGTTGCTCACAAATATAGAGATTTCGTTCCTAGCTATGAATCAGAGATACCTACTGCTGTCCATTTAGACGATAACAGTTTTTTCTCTGGCGTGGTTTATTTGAATCCTATTGCCGAGCCTCATGCTGGAACTGCCATTTATAGAGTTGTAGAAAACACTGATCCTATCAGATATGGTAATGGAGATATCGAAAAAGAAACTGTAATAGAATCTGCTAATTTCAAACAGGTATATAATCGTTTGGTTGTTTTTGATGGCAAATCATACCATGGAAGAACAGGCGACAACACGCAAAGCGAAAGGCTAACTCACGTTTTCTTTGCGCATCGTATAAACGCCAATATTCCAACACCATTAAATAGATTTAAGGTTTTGTGAGTTTATCTGCATTATTAATAAAATTTCTAATACTTTCAATAGAGGACTTACATGTCAAGTTGTTCTTTTGTAGTTGGACTATCAACTTCGCAACCTGAGAATCAGTCAGAGTCTGCCACTTCGGAAACTGTTTCACCACAGGACAGTAATACATCGCCTCGGATGGATGTGCGACCATATATTTGTATGATGTTACAATCTGCTCCTGACTATTACAAGAAGCCAGTAGAACTGCAATTAACAATGGAATAATTTTTTTCATTGGCTTAACTCTTTAATTGTATTTTTGAGGATATCAGAAGATGGACGATCGTTGCCCTTTCCAATTTCCACGTCAATTCGAGACTCGATTGTTTTTAGCTTATTTTCTAATGCTTGTTTTTGGATTTCTAATTTCGCTACTTCTTCATCTCTATTTTTAAAAATAGCTTGTTGTTGTTCGATAAACAAATCTTTGTCTTTGATAGATTGCTGAAGCTGTTTGATATTATACGCTTGAAGCGCTGTTTGTTTTTCCAGGTCTACGATCTGACGATGCTTGGAATATAATCCACCAGCTAACCCTCCAATGATTATAAGTATAGAAAGCCACTTGATGGCTCCAGAAGATATGAGAGATAATATTATGTTCATGATAAACTCCATTTTTACGGTGTATTTATGAAGTTTCCATTATTTTGTATTGATGATTTTTATGAAAATCCAGAAGCTATTAGAGAATACGCTCTTGGATTAGAGTATGAAGATCAAACTCCATATGATAAAAGATCTCAATGTCTATCTGAAATAAATCCAGAGTTATTCTCCAGATTTTGCGATAAACTATTTTCTGTTTTTTACGACTCACCCGTTAGGTATAAAGTATATACAGCTTTCCATATTCATTTCAGAAAAAGCGATGATCCTGATTCTCCTGACAATAATGGTTTACTACACAAAGACCCAAATGTGTTGATGGGCGGTGTTATATATTTGACACCTAATCCAAATCCAAAAGCTGGAACGACTGTATATAAATCTTTTGAAAAGCCTCTTGAAGAGGTAATTACTTTCCAAAACAAATATAATAGACTTATAGGTTTTGACGGTAGCAGATATCCTCATAGAGTCACCACTAGGTATATAGAAAATGATTATAGATTATCGCAAGTATTTTTTATAGAGTTTATGCCGAAAAATACAGTTTTTCCGCTAGAAAGGTTACCGAAAATATGAAAAAATTTCCTACTTTTTGCGTTGATGATTTTTATGAATATCCAGACGAGGTTAGAGAATTCGCTCTTCAACAAACATTTCATAAAATGCCAAGTTGTATCGGATTGAGAACTTCTCCTATGAAAGACGTTCAACCAGAATTTGACGACTATTTCAATAAAAAATTACTATCTATGTTTTATGATATATTAGATCCTTCTTTACAGTATATCGTCAAAAACGTTTTTCATAAAAATTATCCAGTAGAAAGTAAAAATTATACTCTCTATAAACCAGAAGAGTTATTATGGGGTAGCCGATATGGTGGAACATTTCGTAGTGATAATAACGCTCATCTGGATCCAAATAATGTCATTTCTGGAGTTATATTTTTAAATAAAGATGAAGAAATGCACGCAGGGGTGGCTATCTATAGACCAGTAGAATATTCTGATGAACATGATGGCGCATTGTTACAAGAGACAGCCAGATTTTCTCAAATCTTTAATAGGCTGGTAGCTTTTGACGGCGAGACTTGGCATGGAAGAGTTGGTGATAACACAAGAGAAGATAGATTATGTCAGGTGTTCTTTGTTCAACATGTTTCTGATCAGCTTTCTCCTATAGAAAAAATGAGACAGATAGTATGAAAAACATACCTAATATAGAAAACTTGATAGTTGTTTCAGAGAAGATAGTTAAAGAAGCATGGGAAGCTATCGATAAAGAACCAGATAGCGGATTTGCAGTCGTGTTACAAGCAGCAGAAGAATATAAGGCTGCTAATATGACACCGATGTTTATTCTAGATCAACGCAATATGGACATCTATTGTTTCGCAAAAGAAACTTTCGGAAAAAAGCTCCATTAAGAAAATAGTATTTGACTTTTGTATGGGGTTATAGTATAAATAAACTCAAGAGTGGCGGTTTCACCGTCACCAAAGGCGAAACTGACCACTTGATTTTTTCTCTATGGAGAATAATATATGAGTACAGTAACTACTACAAGCGCTGCAGTTGCAGCAAAGTCAGATGTCGTTGATCTCCGTGGAATGTGGATTGGGCTTGCCCTTCTAAACACATTCTATCTCATTGTCCGTATCTATGAACAAGTGTTCGGCTGGAGGGCTGGACTTGATTCATTTGCGCCCGAGTTTCAGACATATTGGATGTCTATTCTCTGGACAGAGATTCCGCTTGAGTTAGTCTCAGGACTAGCACTTGCTGGTTATCTTTGGAAGACAAGAGATCGAGATATTGACGCCGTGACTCCTCGTGAGGAAATGCGTCGTCTAGTAGTTCTTGTTCAGTGGCTTGTTGTGTATGCTGCTGCCATTTATTGGGGCGCATCCTTCTTTACTGAACAGGATGGTACATGGCATATGACTGTTATTCGTGATACTGACTTTACTCCAAGTCATATCATTGAGTTCTACATGTCATATCCAATTTATAGCGTAATTGCAGTTGGCGCTTTCTTCTATGCAAGAACTCGTATCCCATACTTCTCACATGGTTACAGCCTTGCATTCTTGATTGTCGCTATTGGACCATTTATGATTATTCCAAACGTTGGACTCAACGAATGGGGTCATACTTTCTGGTTCATGGAAGAACTATTCGTAGCACCATTGCATTGGGGCTTCGTATTCTTCGGCTGGATGGCACTTGGTGTGTTCGGCGTTGTTCTCCAAATCCTAGGACGTGTTCATGCTTTGCTAGGGCGTGATGGCGTTAAGTTACTAGCAGAATAAAAAAGTTGAGGGGAAGGCGTTGACTTTCCCCTCTTCTCATATTATATTATGTCTGCGTTGCCTAATGGAACGCAATCTTAAACTCGCTCTAAAGGAGAATTAAATGACAAACGATGTTTTCAATTTGTCCAATCTAAACAAGCATTTTGTAGGTTTTGATAAGGTTCTAGACACTCTAACTAATGTTAATGATACCTACACCAAGGCAATCCTAAACAACTCCCCAAACTGGCCTCCATATAATATCGTAAAGATTGATGATAACAACTACAGCATTGAATTGGCTGTGGCTGGTTTTGGTAAGCATAATCTAGATATCGAATTAGCTAATAACACTCTCGTAGTTAAGGGTGGATTTACTGTCGACGAGATTGATCCCATTGACAATCCAGTCCAGTATCTATGGAAGGGGATTGCTGATCGTATGTTTACCCGCAAGTTTACTCTTGCTGACACGGTTGAAGTGAAGAACGCAGAATATGTTAATGGTATGCTTAAGATTTTCCTAGAGAACGTAGTTCCAGAGGAAAAGAAGCCGAAGAAAGTAGACATCAAGTAATCTTCTAAATAGGGGAGAGTTTCGGCTCTCCCTTTTTTATTTCAGGAGATTATCATGGCTACATTTAAAGAAGCATTTGCTGCTGCGAAGAAAGCAGGAAAAGAAACATTCGTATACGACGGTAAATTATACACCACCGAAGTTGCTGTCAAAGATGCCAAAGAAGAAGGTCACATTGACGTAACAAATACAGTTAAAGAGTCGCAAGTTCCTACTGTATCTAAGTTAAAAAAGAATGTCTGGCCTCTACAAACAGAACTACGTAAGAAGTTCGGCACACCAGACTATGGCGGAACATTTAAAAAGAATATGGTTTCTGTTAATCTACCATATACTATGTGGATGGATGATATTAAGATCACCAAGTGCTGGATGAATAAGATTTGCGCTGACTCTCTTGTTCGTGTTCTAACATACGTATGGGACGAGAACGGCAGAGATTACGATAAGATCAAAGCGCAACAACTACACGTATTCTCAGGTTCATGGAATATTCGTAACATGCGTGGTGGACATTCTCTGTCTACTCATGCATTCGGTTTGGCTATTGATATTGCTGCTCCGTATAACGCTCTTGGCAAGAAACCTGGATACAATAAGTATTCATTCACAGAAAACTCTCTTATCGTCAAAGCCTTCAAAGAAGAAGGTTGGGTTTGGGGTGGTCCATGGTCAAGACCAGACGGTATGCATTTCCAGGCTGCTCGTGTAGGTTAAGAATAAAGGTATATTATGAAAATTGTAGGTGTTACTGGCTATCATGATAGTAGCGCTGTATTGTTGCAAGATGGCGAAATAAAATTATTCTTCAAAGAAGAAAGACTTGTTAGGCAAAAACGTGCCTTAACTGCAGTTTCTTCTGTTGATGAAATACTAAAACATCACAAGGATATAGATTATTTCGCCCTCTGCGACCATCACGATAGTGAATATACATTCTATAAATCTTATAAAAGAATTTTCGGAACAGAAATTAAAGATTACACTTCTTCGCATCATTTATGTCATGCAAGCCAAGCATTTTATAATAGTGGATTCGAGAATTGTTTGGTTTTTGTTATTGATAGAAATGGCGCTGCTATTGAAGGATTAGTAAGAGAAGCTGAAACTGTATTTGAAGCGTCGTATCCTTGTAATTTCCGAACGTTACATAAAAATTATTGGATACATAATACAGAAAAAGGGTTTTATGATAAATTCCCTACACTATTAAATAAATTTAACAATCAAACTAAATTTTCGTTCAACGCTGATAGTAATATGAGTATTGTTAAAGTTTA